GGGGCAACCAGCGCAGTGCAAACACCCCTTCCTCTGGAAGATGTTCGATACATCTTCTTTGGGAAGGATTGGGGGGAACACACCCCCCAGAGACCAGATTTACTCCCAACCAGCTTGGAGGTCGATGATCAAGCGACGCGCCTTGCCCTTTGTCGGGCCTGGCGCTTCGGTTCTCATAATTGAGAACTATCCCACTCAACCACGGAATAACAAACGTGAAGTTTGGAAATCCGCGGGTGGGTGGCGACCGAAGTACCTCCAAGGGTACGAGGTTTTATCCTCGTCATCCAATCCCGCTTGGAATAAGCGTAAGCGCCTTTCTACCAAGAAAGGTGCTAAGTTTGCTCCGAGCGGGGACATTGGGGGACCATTCTCTGTGACAAAGCAGTATGCCACCCTAATAGGTGGTCATTCTCACTCTGTCGCAAGTGGTCCTATCTACCAGGGCACGGCCACGTATCACTACAGTGGCCTATATGCCCCCTTCGCCGTCAATGTCAGCTTCCCTCCATTCGCGAATTCGTCGAAAAACGAACTCGACGCTTGGGGGATGTCTGCTATTGCTAAGGTGAAGCCAACCAATGTCTTCGAAGACATGTCCAGTTCTCTCGCTGAACTTCTTCGCGAAGGACTCCCGAAACTGGGAGTCCAAGCTTGGAAGGATGGTACTCAGACTCTGCGTAATGCAGCGGATGGGCACCTTGCGATTGAATTTGGATTCAAGCCTATTTTGAGCGACGTCCAAAAGACGTTGCTCGCCCGTGAACGGACTCGTACTGTAATCGAGCAGTACATCCGTGACTCGGGTAAACAGGTTCGTCGTCGATTTGAATTACCGGTTGAGACTGTGAAAGAACCTCCGGTCAAGATGGCCCCAGGCAGCGTTCCAATAACGCTGTATTCAACGGGGCCGCTTGACGAGGTCTTCCAGAAGGGTGAGACTCCATATACTCTTCGTAGTCGCGAGACTTCGAAGCGTCGCTGGTTTTCAGGTGCCTTCACCTATCATCTTCCAATTGACAATTTGGAAGTGATTAGTGCGGACGCCTTTAGGGATCGAGGCCTAATAAGCTTCGATGCCACGCCTGAGACGGTATGGAATATCGCACCCTGGAGTTGGGCTGTCGATTGGTTCCTCCCTGTTGGTGACCTTATAGGTAACCTTCAGGATTGGGCAACCGATGGTCTGGTTATGGCGTATGGATATGTCATGGAGCATACAATTGTCCGTGACACCTATACCTGGCATGGGAGTAATTCCCATCTAGTCGGTGCTCTTGTGCTCACATCAGAGTGCAAGCAGCGAGTCCGAGCCAACCCGTTTGGTTTCGGAATAGATTGGAACGGCTTGTCACCGCGCCAACTTTCCATTGTTGCTGCTCTTGGTATTACCAGGAGCTAGCAGCAGGATGTTTGTCCTGTGCTACAACGTCAATGGGGCCCAGACCGGGCCCTAGGAGTGATGCCTGTGTCACTAGCCGATCCGCAAACCGTCACTATCTCGGCGGCTACGACTCCCCTCCCACGCACCAGCGTGGATAAGGATGAGTCGGAGTACACCAGTAGCGACGGCTTGATCAGGCTGTCCGTGTCCCATTCCTACGGGAAGAGGACGCGGCGCTTGATCCGTATCGACCATGCGAAGATGGCCCCGGACGCGTTTAGGCCGACCGAAAACGTGCAGGTCGGAATGGCGGTTTACACCGTCTTCGACTTGCCCGGTAAGGGTGGCTATACGCCGGCCGAGGCCTTGGCGGTTTGGCAGGGTTTCAACGCCCAGCTTTCCGCCACTTCGAATGCGGTCGTCACCAAGCTTCTTGGTGGCGAGTCGTAGTAGTGAGCACGCTGATGATGACTATTCTCCTTCACAGGAGAAGAAGCATCGGATGCGTGCTGCCCTTGAAAAGGAGGATAACGGCGCGGAGGTTACGGTGCATCTGAAGGTTGGTTACAAAACCATCCTTCTCGCAGTCGTACTCTTCGATGTCGTTCACCTCTCTGTTCGTGAGCTCATAGACGCAGATTGGATGAGTAATATCATTCCCTTCTAACGTCGGGAGCTCGCTGGGCGTCGTACACAGACATGTGTCCGATTTCTCCATGGTTCCATGTGGTTCTTTCCACTCACAACCCACTCTCCGGAAAGGAGGGAGAAATTACCTCCTCTACGGATTTGTCGCAGGTGAAACTCGATCTCATTTCGGTGGCTAACGTCATCGCGATGAGAACCGGGAATCACCGGCTGCGGTTCATACCTCTGGACTACTATGACCGGTTGAAGTACCCCTCGGAAGAGGTGTACGACACCGTCATGGAGTACCGGATGTCGATACCGGAGTTGTGTAGGTGGATAGGTCACTACATGGATTGATGTGACCCAGGCTAGGGATCCTGTTACCTTCTATCAAGGAGGTCGGGTGAAAAGCCTGATGTCACTCTGGTCTTTGTTAGCCGAGGAATCGGCTGACAGATGTTGCACAAGCGCCACTCGAGACATTAATACCGTCTCGAGTCGGATCGAACATGAAGGGCTATCGTTTTTAACGATAACTCTACCTGATTTTGGAAAAGCCATCCAAAAATGGCTAGACCAAGGTCAAGTCGGTATCCACCCAGCTTTCCGTAAGGATCGCCGGGGAAGGCTCCCCCTATTTCTAGGAGGTTTCTTCAACCGTGTGTTCGACCATAGTAGTGGCTTGTTACTCGAGTCACCGTGTATCGATTCAATTCTTGCATTGCGTCAGCTAACGCTGATGTTTGGCAAGATGCAGCTAGCGTGCTCCCCAGCACGTCAGGCTGCTGCGATACGTGGCTACCTCGAGTGTGAGCTTGACGTTCGACGTTCTGACGCGGCTCTCACCGATAGTGATATCGAGGAGTTCCGCGCTATGTCAGAATTGCTTTTCGGTCGGCTTTTTGAGAGAATGAACAGAGATGTTTATTTCTCTCAGCTGATACCGAAGCATGGACCGGGATCAACTGCTGATAAGCTTACCAGTAATGGTAAGTATAATCAGCAGACCTGGACCAGTCGGCTCGAGCGGGTTTTCCCCGCACGTAGCTATGCAATTGCTAATTGGCGTTTTACGCACGTTAGCGACTGCATGAACGTCAACGAACCCGGAGAAGAATTACCTGTGAAGGTAATCCTTGTTCCAAAGACACTCAAGACACCCCGCGTCATTGCGATGGAGCCGGCTTGCATGCAGTATATGCAGCAGGCCGTCTATCACAATTTCATGATGAACTTCAAGAGAGATAGACTCCTCAGGAAGTTGATCGGTTTTGACGATCAGACGCCTAATCAGCGTCTTGCTCGTCAAGGTTCGATTGATAACCGAACCGCTACACTCGATTTGAGTGAAGCTTCCGACCGTGTCTCGAATCAGCTGGTCAGGACCATGTTAAATCGGTGGCCGTTTTTGAATGCGGCTGTCGATGCAACGAGGTCCCGTAAGGCTGACGTAGGTGGTAAGACAGTTCGTCTTGCCAAATACGCGTCGATGGGTTCAGCACTTTGCTTCCCGATGGAAGCAATGGTCTTTACGACCATGATCTTCGTCGGAATTCAGAGATCGCTTAACACGCCACTCACCCGGAAGGACCTAATTAGGTTCTCTCGGACGGTGCGAGTCTATGGGGACGATCTGATCGTTCCTGTAGATCATGTGCCTACCGTTGTACAGACGCTCGAACTTTTTGGAGCTCGAGTTGGTCTGGACAAGTCTTTCTGGACTGGAAAGTTCAGAGAGTCTTGTGGTAAGGAGTATTATGACGGGCACGACGTTAGTATTGTTCGTGTCCGCCACATGCTCCCTACACATCGGCAGGACGCAACTGGGGTTCAATCGATAGTAAGCTTCCGGAATCAACTCTATATGAGTGGTTACTGGAAGAGCTGTCGTGCACTGGATGAATACATTACCGGGTTGATTAAATTCTTCCCGACTGTACTTCCAGCGTCCCCAGTGCTTGGCAGGATTTGTTCTCTCGGTTATGTTTACGAGAGAATGCATCCATACCGTCATAGTCCTTTAGTCAAGGGCTATGTAGTGACGGCCAAACCTCCCAGCGATCCGCTGGATGGGGATGGTGCCATGCTTAAGTGTCTACTCAAGCTGGGCAACCACGCCAATGCTAATCCTTCCTCGGACACGCATTGGCTGGACCCCGGTGCATCAATTAGTGGTCCTTTCGGGATCACTACTGATGCCACCTTGTGGGCTAGCCTCCCTCAAGTTGATGGGAAACACTTAGAGCGTTCTGGACGCCCTCAGCGCGTCGACATCAAGCTGAGGCAGAGCTCACCTATCGGTTAAGATGGTGAGACCAGGCCGTTTCTGGCCGGTGGGAGAGACCAAAAGAACCGCAACCAGGTTAGTTCCTGGTGATTGGCGAGGTAACACCTCGTCCGGATTCTTCATCTCTTTTT